ATATCTGCTCTCCCTCACCTTCAGAACAAAAGTCTACCATTCTCTCGATAGGCTTAACTCCAATTGCAGGGACACAGATAGTATTACCTGAAGACACCCAAGTTACACCTGTTTTCTTCATAGAGATAATACCTGATTCTTCAGCCATTAATAACAGTTGTTTCATCTCTGTACGAGGGTCATTCATACCTGCTAAGAAAGCTGTAGGATTCTTCTCTGCTTGGACTTTCATATCCCAACGAATCTCATCTACACTTTTATTAGTCTTTACACCTAACACCTTAGCGTACCCTATAAGCTCATTTAAAGGCATTTTAAGAGCACTTTGAACAGCATCCATGATATCAGCTACCTGAGCTATTTTATCTTGTGCAGTCTTCTCATCGTCTTTTACTGTAAACAATACAGTTTTAGATTTAATCCTATGAGGATTACTACCATTAGCGTTACAAGTATCTAAATACTTTTTAAGGGTAGGGTTAGTGTGGTCTACAAATAAATAACCATTATTAAAAGAAATAGGTTCTCTCATCTTAGAACCTTCTGGTTGATCATCTACAAATATAGAAGCCTCTCCAGGAACGTATCTAATCTTTCTATTTTCTCCTGTTTCAGGATCAAATATAACATCCTCAGCCTTTAGTAAAGAAACTATAGGATACTGAGGTAACCCTTGCCTATTCTTAGCTTTAGCAATTAGTTGATAAACAGAAGGCTTATACTCTTGTTTCTTGTTAGTAAATTGAGGAGTGAATTTTTTTTCTACTATGGGAGCTTGAGCTACGACCTTAGTATTTGCAGGAGGCGTTACAGCCTTCCTAGCTGTTTTTGTTGGTGTCATAATAATTATTTTCTAAAATTAACTTAAAGTTTATAAAGGGGGAGAGTAAATCCCTCCCCCAGTAATATAATTAACTATCTCTAGTTATTAGTCAGCAGATATACCTTGACTTAAGTGAGCTCGTCTAATAGTAATTCCTGTTACATTTTCAACAGGATACACACTATTAACTGCATCAAACTTAATAACAGGTGCTGCAGAAACAGAGTTCATTAAAGTCCAAAGGTCTTCTATAACCTTATGCTCTGTACCAGTTGTACAAGCAACTTGAACGTAAGTTCTTAATATAGACTCTCCATCTGCTCCTGAATAAAAATCAGTTTGACTTGCGTCTGCAAATGAAATTTCAACTTTATCATCAGAACCCATCATAGCAACTATTTGTGTTGCAGGAAAAGCTCCTAAGTCTACATTAGTACCATCATCATGAGCTGTAGTAGAACTACTATCTACTGCAGAAACATGAAACATTAACAATTTATCTCCAATAATTTGTGCCATTTTCTTATGTTTTTATATATTAATAATTATGATTTTTTGAACAATAAGAAACGGTTAGGAGCAAATCCTTCAAAACCACGTTCAGTTCTGTAGTTACATCGTAACTCATCTGTTTCGTTAGTTTTGTTTTGTAGAACAGCAGAACCAGTTAACCAGTGTTCCATCTCACGAGAGTATCCGTTAGCTGCTTTATATCGCATTCTTAACGAAGGAATTTTATCACCAGAACGAGCATCTTTCTGTGAATCCATAGGAATACACATACCATAACCATTGTAGTTAAATCCAGTACCACCTAACAAGTCAGGACGATTAAATAGGTCATAAGTTTTCTTGTGGAAAGTGTAACCACCACGAGAGAACGAGTTGAAACCTAAGTTCAACGCCATATCTTTATTGTTAGCGAAAGTACCATAGTTAGCACCACCTGCAGCATAAGCTCCTTGTGCAGCTAATAAGTCATCAATATCTAAAGATAAATTAATACCAGCGTAAAGAGCCATCTCTTTTGCACCTCTGTACTTATCCAAAGACTTAACAGCAGCATCAAAGTCAGCCATAGTAATTGCTGAAGAACCAAGATCCATAGTTTGACCTTTGTTTTCAATAAATGGTAAAAGACCCTCAGTTGTTGAGATACCAGTAAGAACTGCAGCAGCAGATCCATCAGTATCAGTATCATCAGAAGTTAATGTTCCATCACCTGATTGACCAACAATCATTGCAAGCTCAGAGTAATCTAGGAATCTTTGGTAAGTATCAGCCTCACCTTGTAAGTACCATAAGTAACCAGTACCCATCTCAGGAGAGTTAACCTTTACATAAACTGCGTTAGTTGCCTCAGAACCAGAAACAGTGAAAGATTCTTTAATAATCTGACATTTGTTTTGGTATTGAGTTACACGAGGTGTAATACCAACTGGTTGACCACTTCTTTCAGCATAAGCATTACCTACTACAGCATAAGCTTGTGAAGAAGCAGAAGAAGGTATACCACCATTCATATTTTTAACTGTAAAGTCATTATCTGCTAATCCTGCTGTTACGTACAACATAGTACCATCAGCACCTAGAATTAAATCACCATCTCTTAATGCTACATTACCAGTATCTGCATTTGCTGTATCACTAAAAGCTGCAGTCACTCGTAATTCACTACTATTTATATCAGCTTCAAAATGGTTGTGAAGAAGAGTTTCTTCATAGTGCTCAAAAGTTTGAGCTGTTGTTTCTTTTTTAGAACCTAAAAGTTCCATCAATCCAGTAATACCTTGATTACCGTATCGTTTAATTAGTTGCTCATCTACATCACGTTTATGTAAAGGTACATTTGCTTCTGTTCCATCAGAAGATGCTAACAAAGTAGCACTACCAACATAATTAGATGTAGTTGCAACTGCTACATTAGAAGGAGTAGGCACCATTGTTGGTGACGATCCTAAACTTACTGTTGCCATAATTTTATAATTTTAAATAAATAATAATTAATTTTCGTTTTTAACCAAGTATTTGTCGTCTTAACATATCAAGAGTTGACTCCTGTTTCTGAGGGGTACTTTGTTTATCTTGTGTAAACGAAGGGTTCTTAATCTCATTAATTACGCTTTCTGTTCCTTTGCTTCTGTACTGATTAGCTACACCTCGAACAATCTTATCAATGTTGTTCATGATGTACATATCTGTATTAAGAGCGTCAAAGTCCCATTTGCCACTTTCATCAACATACTTATCGAAAAAGTTTTCTAGATCAGAATTATATCCTTTAATCTCTTGACGAGCTTCGTCATCTAGATTATAAACAAATTCTTCACCTTGGTCATTCATAGAGAAGGATAAACCTTCAAGGTCATTAACCTCTGTCTCCATTTGAGATAACCATTCTCCTCTTTCTGCCTCAGATACTCCAGGATCGTCTACCTCAGTTGGTATAGCATAATCCTCTTTCACCTTGTTAAAGTAGTCTCTAGCAGCTTTAGCGTCCTTCATAAGTTGAACCTTACCAGCGTTAGTTTCTCTAGCACTATACTCCTCTTTGTCTGTTTTGTACGTTGTCGCCATATAATCATTTAACTCTGCATCAGTTAAATCTGGGTTATCTAATCGTAGATACTCCTTCATTAAAGCGTCATCAGACACGTTGGATAAATCAACCGTTTGAGTGTTTAGGTAATCTTGAACTGTACGACCAGTGTTTTTAACATACTCGTTAATAACTCGAAGCTGCTCGCTAGCGAAGTCATTGCTTTCTGTTTGTTCACTCGTTGTGTTAAGATCATCAAATGATGTTAGGTCTCGCCCAAGCTTCTCGCTAAGGTAATTTAAGACAACTTGATCATCACTGATTTCTTCACCCTCTTGTGGTTGACTAGCGTTAGTTTCCTCAACGTTAGTACTCTCCTCAGTATTTAAAGAACTCTCTTCTCCTGTCAAGTCTATAACGTTAGATTGTTCTTTCGCTACAGGTTGCTCTGACTCGACTGCTTGGTTTTCATCACCAGTCAAGTCAACGATATTTTGTTTAGATTCAGGCTGTACAACCTCTCCTCCAAACTGTTTTACTAATTCATCTCTTATATCCATTGTCTTAAATTTAATTCAGTTATTTTCGCAAATATAAACTATTTTACATTAATCCCAAATTATTCAGCCATCTTTTGCTCCTCACCTAGAGGACCTCTCTTCCCTTGTCTTTGCTCAATCATCTGAGATTGATTCATAGCAGACTGCTGTTGAACTTCTTTTCTAACACCACCTTGAATAGTTGCAGCACCCTCTTTACCTATATTACTTAGTTGTATTTCTCTAAGTCTTCTCTGGTGTTGAGCCTGCTCAAATTCTTCTTTAAGTTGGTAGTCAAGTTGTTTTAACTCCATCTCTGCTTGAGCTTTAGCTTGAACACGAGCCTGCTCTATTTGCATCTCTGCTTGCAGCTCTTGTTGTTTAAGCTGTGCAGCTTGTTGTGCTGACTGCTGTTGCAACTGAGCGTTCTGCTCTGAAGCTTGTTGAGCCATTGCCTGTTGTTCTTTTTGATATTTAGTTCTACGAAGAATAAGCATCTGATTTGCCATCTTAATATTTCTGATAGACCTAATCATAATAGCATCTTCAAGTCTAAGCTCTTTCTGAGCTAAAGACACTTGAATGTTTTGCTCCATCATTTGCTTTTCTTCCTCGCTAGGTGCAACCTCTAAAGTTATACCAAACTCGTGTATAGATAGTTTCTTCATCATATCTATACTATGCATAGAAGTATCTCCTATAACGTTTGTATACATTTTATGCAGACCTTTAAAGTTTACCAGGTCCTGCATGCGTACAGTAATGCTCTGAGAGACTCTTCGTGTAACATTAAGGTAAGCATCATTAACATCTCTTGTAGCGTTATTTGATGCTAACAAAGATAACTTCTGAACTCCTACTAAAGCTTCGCTAGATGGTTTTGAAGCATCCCTAGCTTCATTAACACCTGTTACGTCACGAATCATTTGCATGTTGTGATTATATACACCTATAAGAGTACCAAAGTCTCTACCTATACCATTTTCTAATTCTTGTATAGGCATAGCTCCTGTCATCTGCCCTTCGTCATCTATACGTCTATAGTATATGTTACCAGTTTGATCGTAGATTTCTTGAAGCTCTAATGGTGTAAATGTACCTCCATCTCCCTTAGAAACATTTTCTAAAGAACCAACTTCAAATGCTGCACCCTTTGGTCTAGCCTTAGCGAGAACATGTTGTATTTTAAGGTGGGCTAATTGTATCTGATCAGCAAAAGGAATCATTCTATCTACTAAAGAACGACTCTTCATTTTGTAAAGGTTTGGTTGATAGACAATGTAAGACAACCTTGTCTCAGCCAAGTTAGACTTAGGTCTAGGCATATCCTGCATCATACCGTAGTTAAAGATATAATCTGTTCCTACAATATACTTACCCTTATAAACAACCTTTACTGTAGAGCCTATATCCTCTCTTTTAGTTTTAGATTTTTTAGGCTTCTTGTAGTTCGATGGTTTTTTATTTACAGAGTAACCACCAAACTTATTTTCTTTCTTTTCATATTTTAAGCTGTGACTTGTAATAAACTCAGCGTCTAATATATTTACGCTAAACTTATCATAATCGTAAGTCTCGTTGCCATTCTCATAGTAAGCCTGAGTACCATAATTTACTGGGTTGTTATTTTTACCAGCATACTCTCTAGCTATCTTAATATAATCATCTTCACTAAACTCATCTCCTGCTTGTTGCTTTAAGTCAGCAATAGTTATAGAGTAAACTTCCCCAGCATGACGTATGTTTTTAAAGTCTGGTTTAGCAGAAAAAGAAGTAATAAGGTTTGCAGGATCTACGTGTCGTATCTTAACACCTTCTGTTTTAGACATCTCTGTCTTAGCAGCACAAAGACCTAAAACTACAAGGTCACGAATCATATTTCTTTTAACCTCATCATAATCATTAATATCTAAGGTATACTCTATAGCTTTCTCTAGTGCTATTTCTACATTTTGTTTATAGTTAAGTGCCATAAACATTTCTATTTCCTCATTGCTATCTGCAATAAATCCATTATTAGATAGAGGAACTCCAGTTTCATTCTCTAAATTATTAACAAAATCTTTAGTAATCATTTCTGCAAACATCCTCTTCTTCTTGTCTAATCTTTCTTTTGCAGCTATAGGATCTATAGATTTAGCTTTTACATCGTACTCTTGGTTAACCATACCATTGACGATAACGTCAACAAACTTAGGAATAACAGAAACAGGACTCCAGTCTATATTAAGATAAGAGCTGTCTCCTTGAGCATCTAGCAAGTCTTTATACTTACCAACATCTTGATTACCCTCAGCATAAGATCTGTTACGATTATATCGCATCTTACGATCTCTAAAGTACACATCACCATTATTATGCCACTCGTAGTACATATTCTTAAAGTACTCAAGTCCATACTCATTAGCAGCTTTCTCTTCGTTAGTCGCTAAAGGTGATGGGTAACCATTTAATTTATTTTTGTTATTACCGTAGTTCATGCCTTTATTTGTTTGCTAAACATTCCTTTGTTACTATATCTTTTAACTAAAGGAGATGAAGCCTTTAATTCTTTTTTGGGTTTAATATATTTTTGTGAAGCTAGAAGTGCCAATGATGACGATATACTAGCATCGTATTTTGTTCTGTTATCTATCTCGAACCTACTCCAATCATCAAGAAGCGTATTAAAAAAGCATCTTCCTATCTCTCCTGTCTCTGCGTCATAACCAACGTGGTCATATATATATGTAGCTATAGCCTCTGCCTGAGCATTTATTACTGCAGCTCCAGATCCAGGTATTCCTTTTGTCTTTTGCTTTCCTCGACTCCACTCTGTATGTGTCATATCTGGTCTATCCATCAGGTACTCGTAGTAACCTCTATTCTCAAAGTACTTAAGTATTCCTACTTTGTTATTTTCTACTAACACTTGACACCCATAAAACACACACATTTTAATCATGTCTTCGTAAAATATTTCTGCTTTAGGTGGTCTGTTAATGTATTCACACACAAACTGCATAGACGCATCACTTCCCATACTAAACTTATGAAAAACATGAGCAGCAGCATCAGATCTCCTACCATCAGTAGTGGTGTCATGATCATAAGGGTCACAGCCTGCAACCAAACTGTCTGACCTTCCAGGAAATTTCTTATTAAATCTAGAAGATATAACGTTTTGATTTTCACTTTCTGGAACCCAGGTAATTTCCCACTTCCCTTTTCGATGAGGTATCCACATAACCTCGCTATCTTGTACGCCATTTTTCCAAACAAACTCTCCTCTTGTTGTAGGAGTGTTATTAACCTCGTTATAATCCATCTGCTGATAGATTCTTTCGACATCAAATATACAACTTTGTGTATCATTTCTAAAGGCTTCTTCTACAGTAAATGGAAACTGTCTTTTAAATTCTGACAATGCTGTGGTATCATTCTTTAAAGCGTCCCTCCTATTCTGTATATAATCTCTAGATCCAACATCAATATTCATCTCGTCAATTCCCATAACAGGTTTCTCTGGAGTGTCTATTACAGAGTATCCATACTCATCTATAAAACCTTCTAAGTTATCGTAAGCAGGAATAAATAACTTATATAGTCCACTCTTAGTTCTACCATTTAAGTCTTTCTCATCCATGTTAGAGTCGTAAAATATATCTTTAAACTCTGCACCACCATCCTGCTGCTTGTTAGCAGTAGATCCCATCATACACTTTCCTACAACCTTTCTACCAAGAAGCAAACAAGTCTGAGTTACACCCCAGTTTTTCTTTATAGAGTTTTGTCCTGTCCACTTACCAGCCTCATCATGAACTAGAAGTTTAAGCTTCATACCGTCATAACTATTATCTGCTGTATTTTTCCAATCTATAGTAGAGTTCAAAGCTTCAGACTGTTCTATATGCTTTTGATTTCTTGTTATCTTCTTAGCAGGCTCTCTAAATGCAAGCTCTACACGAGGGTTACTAGAACCATCCTGTATAGGTTGAAAAAAGAAAGGATAGTTTCTGTATATACGAACTACCTTGTCAGTAAACATAGTCTTAGCATCAGCACCAGTTTTAGACAGTAATCCAAAATTACTATCGTAAACCTGAGTAGCCTGATTGACTATCTCACTACTAGCCATATAAGAAAAACCACTACGTCTATTCTTAAGAAAACACATCCCATAAGAGTTCTTGTCGTTTTTACACGCTTCCCAAAAAATAAAGAACGTTCTATTAGCATCCCTATAATCAGGGTAACCAACATCTATTTTACTCCACTGGATAAACATATAATGAGATCCAGTAATATAAGTAGGAACACCGTTATTGTAAAACCATAAACCCTCTCTTCTTCTTCTAAACTCCTCATCTATATAGTCTACATAATCTGTAGCGTTCTCCCTTGTTAAACCCTTTGGTATAGCTAGCCTAGTCCATCTCTGTTTTTTCTTAGGCAGGTTATGATACAGTATATCTTTTTTATATCTAGGCTTTTTAGGTAAGACTATCTTTAAATTATCAAACTCTAAAGCGTCCCCCTCGCTTCCTTCAATTAAATATATAGTATCACTTCCTTGCATACCTTTCAGCAAAAGATCCTTTAAAATCTTTCTTCTCTTCTATTAAGGATTCACCCTCCTTGATTCTATCTTCAAGGTTTTTTATTCCTAAAAGAATTTCTTGACAGTCCTCAAAACATTCTCTTTTAGCTTTTATAGCCTGTCTTCTTTTAGCGTCATCTTCTTCTATCAAAGGTTTACCTATCTCTTCTATGAGAAGATCTACAGCCCCTTTACTTGCCTCTATCAACTTCTCTAAAGTTTCAAGAGCATAATTTTCATTCTTACCCTTCATAAACACCAAGTACATCAAAGTTACGCATACGAAGAAGTTTTCTTCCATCTATATCCATATCATACTCAGAGTTCTCACTCCAAATAACTCTATCTCCTTTATTAACTCCTTGATCCTTCATCCAGCTATTTAATATAACTGCGTGTCCATGAAGTTGTACTTCAGATGCTGATGATTCTAAAAATATCCCAGACTCAGATTGCTCTGGTTCTTGCATCTCTTGTTCCATAAAGTTCCATACACCTACAGGTATGTACTCTTCTCCTCTCTTAATAAGGTATATCTGCTCTGAAAAAGCTTGATATATATTCTTCTTATCAGCATGCTTTACAGCATTTGTGTCTGTAGCTACAAAATGGTGAAACCAAACTTTATCACCTTCTTGTATGCCTGAGTCTTTAGTATCTTGCATTGGTGTCTTATACACCGTACCATACTGTCTCGCTAACTTCATTGGATCATAAGATGTATCTCTATATATCTCCTTACCATTTAACATTAACGTATCCTCTGTTTCTTTTTCTACCTCTATCCAGTAGACATCTTTAATTGGCTTCATTTTTTTCTTTTGTCTTAAATTTAATTTGTAATTCTTTTATTTTACTTAACCTCGTACTCTTCTTCCAGTACTGCAGTGTTATACTCTATCGCTGTGGGTTGAGAGAAAAACCTTTTCCAAGGTCTTGAAAACTCTTCTTCGTCTTTCTTTATATACACATCATATACTACCTGTTGATGCTTATACCACGCAGCTTCATCTTGTATTATTGCTGTTACTTCTAGTGAACCTCCCAACATTTTTTGACCTACCTGGTAGGTTAAACCTTGTTTTAGATCTCCTATCGTTATCTTTCTTATAATAGGGTTTATCGCTTCCATATCTCTTAAATTTCATTTTATTCGTATAAATCTCTTGATAATTTTATATAACCAACTTGTATACCTCTACCTGCTGTTGTTAAAGTTTGAACCCCTATAAAAGAAAGTAAATCTATATCGTTAGTCATAGCTAGTGATTTTGTTGAAGCAACAGATTGAGTTGCTCCTCCTGCAGTTGCAGTAGTTACTAAACCATACTGAGTGTTGTTAACAAAAACACTAATTCTTCTTCCTTCATCAAATATTATTCTAAGTCTATATACAGTATTTGCTGTTATTGTTATTCCTAGATCTGTTATGTAATCTGTACCTGCAACACTATAAACAAAGTGAAGGTTGCCATTTGTCGTTAAAGCTCCTTGATCATCATTTGTAGCCGATAAGAAATAAGCTTGATTAGCATCTGTAGCATAGGTTCCAACTTCTGTTAACTTTAATCCTGCCCAGAAAGACATGTCAGTTATAGTTGAAGAAGTTGATACAGCAGTTTTAAACTCTACTTTATTCTCTGTACCAAAACCTACAGCAGCCCAAGCTGAAGAGTCATAACTTACAGGAAGTTCAGCTTCTCCATCTCTTGGAGTTAATATAGTAGTATCATTATCTGAAGCTCCTGTTGTTAGTTTTACACCAGCAAAAGAAGCGTCTCTACCACAGTTAGTAGAAATTTGAACACCACCAGCACTTGTTCCACCTACAACAAAATTTTGATTAGGAGTAATATAAGGATCTATAATAAAAAATATCTTAAAAGCTTGAGATGATACATCTGTAGCGTTAGTAGCAAGTCTTATCTTACAGGAGCCATCAGCAACATCATGAGCCATTATATTTATGATAGCGTTGTCAGCTATAGTACCTCCATCATGAATATTAACTAACACCTGAGATGTTGTACCATATATAAATCCATTATTAAGAGTAAACTCTACACTATCTGTAGCTGCTAAATCTACAGCCTGCATAGTAATAATACCATACTTAGAATGAAGTGTTACAGCTGTTGTAGCACTAGATGATTGTGTCACAACAGCATCTGTTGCTCCTAAACTAGGAACCTTTTCAAATCTTTCTATAAGATCAAATCTATCATCTGACTGAGACAAAGTACCTGATATATTAAGATTTCCTTGTTGATCAAGTCTCATCTTATCTGAACCTGAAGTTCCAAATACCATAACATTATCAGAGTGATCATATACTATCTTACCAACATCATTGTCGTTAACATCACCAAAGTATATGTTTCCAGATCCTGTAGCTCCAGAAAGTATAGACAAACCAGAATCTCCTGAGTTCTCTATTGTAATCTGATTAGCAAAAGAACTAGATGTAACTGAACCAGCACTAGCAGATAAAACATGAAGTAAACCATCAGGTTGAGCTCCACCAGTACCAATACCTACCTTTAAAAACTCAGCCTTATCAGTAGACAAACTCATAGATGTAGCGTTACCACTACCTGTCTCTACAGACTTTAAAGTAGTATTAGATATTTCTGAAGGTGTTTGGAGTATTCTTTGATATGACTTTGATATTGACTTTCCTTTTAATGAACCCATTTTATTTTTTCTTTATTTTCTCTATAGACCTACCAGCAAAGTAAGCCCCATATACTGTTATTAATAACGTTTGATATATAGGGATATAACTTTCTTGAATTACAAACTCTCCTATATTACCGTCAAATACTGACAAAACTACAAAAATTGCAGTTAAAAATATACATATTAGTGGTCTAATGTTTTTACTAAGCCAGTTATCAGACCTCATGTCAGCTTCCCATCGCTTTGTGACTTCTTGTTGTGCCTGAACTTCAGCTTGTATAAGAACTTCTTCCATAGCTTGTTTAGCAGCTAATCTTTCCTCGTCAGATGTAGACAAGTTGTCAACTACATTTCCAAGCTTCTCAATTACTCCCCCTCCTAAAAAATTTAATAACTTACTCATTATTCAAATACTTCTATTAATTCTTTTTTATTTACTAGTGGTGACCACTTAGTTTTTAACCTAGTGGCTTTTACTACGTGATTATCTATCCAGTGATAGTTTCCACCTCTAGGTTTATTCATAAGTAGGTTGTGATACTTAAAACCATGCTTGTCTAACCAGTCAATGGTAATATCTCTAACCTCATCTGTTCTTGACGTAAAAAAAGTAATGATATGACCCTGATTATACCACTCGTTAATTATGCTTAAAGAATCTAACCAAGGTTCACAGGTAA